ATGATGCCTGGGGCGATGTTGCGAACTTCCTGGCCGCTTGTGGTGTAAGTGATGATCTGATTGAGGCCCTGGCTGATGATGAAGATGATGATGCCGCTGACACTGTGGGTTCGGCAGTGTCCTCTCTTGACGATGAAGATCGTGACGAACTGGAAGCCGCGTTCGTTGTGGCGGGTTCTGCTGATGACATGCTGACTGAAGCGTTTAAGAAGGTCGTTCGTAACGGTGAGATTAAGCTCATCAAAAAACGTCTTCGTAAGAAACGGTTAACCGCAGCTCAAAAATCAGCGTTGAAGAAAGCGCGCCGTAAAGCGCATACCGGCGCCGCCAAACTGGCACGTAAAAAGTCCATGAAGTTACGCCGTAAGCGTCTTGGCTAAGAAGGAGGGGCCGGGTTTCCCCGGCCTTATTGACAGATGGCTATTGAATATTACGGGGCGATTTATCCGCAGGATGGCGTTTCGAAGTACCTGAAAGTGTCGCTGACAAATAGCTCGTACTCTGTTACTGGCTATATCAGTCAAGGGGCGGCCATGAACATAGCTCAAAGTTGGGAAGCTCCATTTTCAGGCATGAATATGGGTTCAATTTCCGGGGTTATTGGTAATGCAGGACAGGTTGCCACAGGACTTACATCTGTTGCTCGATGGAATTCAATAATGGTGTGGGAAGGTGGAACGCCACCAACCATAACATTGCCGTTAACTTTTCTTGCTCAGTACAATCCGTTTATCGAGGTTTCCGGCGCTATTGCTGCATTAAGTGCAATGATTAGTCCTCAGTTAAAAGATGTAAACAAGCCACTTAAGCCGGAAGGACGCATTCCTGAAAAAGTAATATTGAATATAGGGCGTCGGATAAATTTAGTAGACATTATTATTCAGGATTTGAGCTTTGATTTAGATGCTCCGCGCGACAGTTCTGGGTTATTTCTTCGTAATACAGTTAATCTTCAGTTAAGTGGGGCCAGCGTTTATAACAGTTCAGATTTTACAGGTTCATTCCAATAGAGGGATCTAAATGGGACACAGCAACACAAAAGGGAACAAAAAATTCCTGAAGGGGCGCTACACCGCACACGTAGCGAAAGGGGAACGACTGGTTTCAGCCGAATTCCAGTTAACATTTCGTGGTCATGAGCATTTGAGCGTTCTTGTGCGAACAGCTCAGATCCCGGAAATGACTCGCGAGGATGTTGAAGACTACGGCCCAAATGGTATTAAATTTAACCAACATGGTCCGATTCGTAATTCTGGTGAATTGCAGGTTCAGTGTGTAGAAACGATTGAAGGGGATATCCTGAAATTCATCAAGGAACGTATAGCTGCGAAGGATTACGTCGATATTGAGATGGCGGCCACACCGGAATCGAAAGCTACCAGTGTCGATGTTCCTACAAATCCGCTCACGACTATCGAAATGCTGGATTGTAAAATCTACAGTGATGCTATCGATATGAGTACAGAAGACGTTACCGCTGCGGTTCGTCCGCCTTTACGTATCGTTTATAACTGGATCGATTGGGATTAACCATTGCGTTTATAATGATTGCCGTTAAAAACGACAGGCATAGGGAATGCCCTTGCTAGCTGGCTCCATGCAACTAGCGAGGGCTTTTTCTATCTGACAACTTACCTGATCTGCTGTAAATCCCCATCTTCGATGGGGGCGAGGCTGTCAATGCTCATCGCAGATATCATCATCAATGTTAACCCCCATGTCAGCAACCAACTCACGACCGCGCGACATATCAAATGGCAGCACATTCTGCGGAAATTCATTGATATCATTAGATATAAAACCCAGAAATGTAATCGCATTGTTTCTCGCTCTAATGCGATTACATTTTTCCGCGTCTAAGACATCTTCTTTATGCAATTCCTTCGAAAATACAAAGAGGTCTTTCATCAGAATGCCTCCTGGATACCTCCACCAACGAAGGATGGGACGTATCAGGTAAAATATTAATGGCTGGACTTACTAAGAGTTAACTGCAACCCGGCAACGGCGGCAAGTTGTGCGAGCGTTGTAATTGTCGGGTTTCCGTTCACGGACAAAGCGCGATAAATACTCTGTCTGGCCAGTCCAGATTTTCTGGCTGCTTCAGTGATTCCACCCCGCGCCTCAATAACCTGGCGTAGGGCGACAAGAAAGCCTCCTAAACCACCTGGCTCATTAATTTCTTCTAGGGCATTAGCAAGATAAGCATCTGCATATTCAGGGTCAGCGCGAAGTTCCTCAATCATAGCAGCGTTATGATCAACTGCTGCTGGGTAATCAGCTTTTTTCGTTGCTGTCATTTTTTGACCTCTTCTTAAAATCTTGCAGGTAGCTAACGGCCTTATTCAAATCGGCTGTTTGTGTTTTTTTATTCCCGCCAATGAGCAGAAGTATTATCTCACCATCTTCGATTGAGTAATAAACTCTGTAACCTGGACCATAATCAACACGAAGTTCCCAGACGCCATCTCTTTCGAACTTATGGTCTCCAAAGTTACCGCCCATAGCGCGAGAAATTCTGGAATCCACTTTTAACGCAGCGGTCTGATCTTTACGCCTTAATTTTTTCATCCAGTCGGTGTATGGAACCTCACCGTTTTCTGTCTGGTATCGTTTTGCTGTGTAAGGCATCTCGCCGCTCTCATTTCCTTAACTTGCTCACATTGTCTCTTATAAGTGACAATGTGTCAATAAGTTTTGTCTCTTTTAAGTGACGGATTGAATTAGCCCGGCGAAGCCGCCGGGCGGGGGGAGGGGATTAAGTCCGCGCGACAGGTTTCAATATGCCCGCATCAAGCAACTTCCTGGTTAGCCACTGCTGCCCTTTTCCTGTTATATGGGTTGTTAGTGCTATCCGGTAGTTATCGTCGTTGTCGATGACGACCTCACGAACCGTGAAGAACCCCTGTTCGATAAAATTTTGCTTCGGTACATTGCGGCGTGACCCGGACGCGCACAATATTCCATGATCTCTTAACCAGGTGAAAAGAAAGTTTTGCCCCAGGCCTACAACTTTGGCGTAATTCCCGATCAGTATACCTCCGGCATTGGCTACACGGTCGGCGAAGTCAACTTTTGGCGCGGCGGTCTGTAGCTGCTCTTCGAGTTGCTGCTTTTGTTCTGCCAGTTCGGCGGCCAGACGTAACGCTTCGGGTAGCGATTGTGGAATTGCCGGGACAGGGGAGGGGGATTGTGCCTGCTGTAGTGCTTCCAGTTTATCTATGAGCGATCGGCGCACAGCCTTTGATTCGCGCGCGGCGACACGTAGAGCTTGTTTGTAGGACATGGTAACAATATCAATATTTGCACCATTTTTGCGACCTACGAAATTTTCGTAGGTCTCTCCTTCAAGTTCATCCTTAATGCGGGCTATGAAATCATTATTGCGAACAGGGTTCTCACCAAATAGTTTACGAGCCTCGTTAACCATCTTTAGCAACTGCTGACTATCAATACCGTCTTGAGGTATCTCAGATGCTATCGGTGCCGGCGGTAGCAACTCTATCTGTGAATGCATTTTTGCCTCCTTTCGTTTCTCCGCTGCCACCTCCGCATAAGGGATGCGGCCCTGCTGGACCAAATATTCACGCACATCAGTTAAGAGAATGCGCTTTAAAGCATTTTTGTCTTTACGGATATAAAGGCGTTTTGTAACCATCAGATAGTTGACGACAACGCTGGGAATTTCTTTCGTTGCTATGCAACTGGTGTGTTGCTCAATAGCTTCGATCATTTCTTCACGGGTAATGAGGGAGGTTTTCATCACTGCCCCCCTTGCCAGCCAATAATCTGGGCATTCCAGCAGTTAAAGTATTGATGTGCTTCAGTTGAAAATCGGGCAGAGAAAATACAAGGGGCGTCCGGAAGCTGTGAACGAGCTTCTGCTTCAGTCGAAGCTATGACGAGGTGATAGTTATGTTTTTGGCAGGAATAGAAGCGCCAGATAAACTCCGGGCGTGAGTAGGGATTGGCATTAACCATAGTTACGGCCTCATGTACAGATTTAACAACCTGCTCCCCGCTGTCAAACAGGGTGGCAGGACGTGACAGGGTTGACAGACTGGCGTACATGAAACCAGCAGGCCGAGGCCTCCCCATCACGCCCCACCATAATTTGGGCGTAACGTGGTTTACTACGGACATAAAAATACCGCATTACGGAGTTAGCGGTTGTCCGCATGTACATTCAGGCTGTCAAACCTGGTCGCAGGATTTACTACAACGCGGAGAATATAAGCCTGAACAATTTAAAAATCAACAGCAGCCAGTAAATGTATCACCCACTTTTAAGAAACACAAATTTATTAGAGCAATTTGTGTTAAGTTATAAAGACTTATGCTTGCTGGTGTGGCGTTTTTACATTAGAGCAATATGGATGGATACCCAGTATTTTTTTACAGTTCATGGGGTTATTATTCATCAGATGAATACCTAAAAGGGCTTACATAATGAAAAAATTAGCACTAGCTTTGTGCTTTGTGGCAGGGACTGCTAATGCAGCATCGAGTCTCAAGCAAATTTGTACCGACTACACAAAATATCTTGGTCATGTGTATGGCTTCGCTGTGAGCGAAGATGAGTCCATGCGTAAACTTCTTCTGGCCGATATGAAGCGGTTAAATCTCTCCGAAGCTATGGTCCAAAAGGAAATGTATAAAGCCACAACGGACGATGCTGCGAAGATGTATTATTCTATGTTTCTTAACCCTGACCTGAATGAAACTAATAAAGGTGCTTTTGCTCAAATGGTTTCATATTGCGAAGCTGGGCCGGACGTGATGATTCCAAGCTGGCCCGTTTTAGTTGCAAATGGTAAGGTTCGGAAAGAAGACGCTGGCTCCTCTTTCATGGAAACAATAAATAGCGATAAATTCAAAAATGCTCCAGGGATGAGACATCAACCATCAAGAAATACCCCTGAATTTAAATCTTGTGTAGCCCAAAAACTTGCAGAGGAAAAACGTGCTAACCCAAGCGTATCTCAAAGTGCGCTTGAGGTGGCCGCTGAAGCTCAATGTCTTAATGGAAATAGTTCTGTAAATACATCATCTACCTCGACAGGCGCTCAGTCATTAAAAATTAAGCGCTGCACTTATGATAAATTTTATGCTATGAAAAAAGATAGTCCAAATGTACCAGAAGCTAATTTAATGGCTACAGCAAAAAGTCTTTGTGAAGATGGGTATTAATTTTTATAGGTGTTGAAATGAAGAATAAATATATATTTTTTATTATTTCTATGCTTTTTTGCTCATCTGCCGTGGCTAATGTAAGCAAATGGTCTACAGGAGAAGAAAAAGGTATTCGAGTCTACTCGGTAGATAGCAATAATAAATTTACACTTCGGTTTAGTTGTGATGTTGGATTCAATAATACATCATCTGATTCGGTAGGCACTCGAATGATCGAACTTTCTCAGGGGTTCCCTGGTGGTAAATCATATAGTGATGCGAACGGGATTATGCTAAAGGTCGGAGAAGATGAATATCCTATGGGGCTGATAGGCTCATCTGTAGGCGATAGCTGGTGGTATGCTTTTTGGAGTGACATTCCTGATTCGCTATCTAAAACGGTCGATGCTTATGTTGATGGTAAAAAAGTTGCATCATTTACTTTGCGTAAAGCTGCTGAACTGTACAAGTCAGCACCAGAAGATGGCTGCTTGAAGCGCGCTAAATAACCTATCCACATATGACAACTCGTAAAATCGGTTGAAGATCCGATTTTACGAGGTTGGCATGACTCCACAACAATTACTCGAAAGCGTTAAAAAGCGTTTCGTACCACTATTGGCAGATGAGCCAGCGTTGCTGGAAACGTTGTTACGCCAGGCGCTAGGGACATATCAGGACCGCGCCGGGCATATCAAACGCCTGCGCATTACTGATACCCGTATCGCCAGCATTACTCCCCCAAATGACTTTTTAGCTTTAGTTTCGGTAACAGATCACACTGGCGATCTTGTGTATTCAGACGTCTACGATGGTCTGATTGAGTTGGACGGGCTATCGAATGCGGTTTATCCATTAACTATTTCCTATCTGGTAAATCTGCGAGAGATAGATCTGGAAGAAGGGGAGGTGCCAGCAGATATTGTCGGGCTGGTGCAGGACTATCTCGAAGCGTTGATCGCCATTCCCAATACCGACCGACTGCGCCGTGTATCTATCGCTGGCAAACTCGATATGAACAACCTGGCCGATGAAAATACTCTTCACCAGCGCAAGCTGGACCTGGAAGCGCAGATGAGCGCAACGAGAGCGATTATTCCCGGCTACGTACTGTTCTCATCCTGGATGAAGTGAGGCAAGTATGCTTGCAAGCGTATCGTCTTACCTGTCTTCAGCAGTAACCACAGCACTATTTGGTTCTGGAATCGGTGATCGGGAAGTCGGAAAACTGACCGCCACCATAATGAACAAAATGCTATTCGCACAGGGGTGGCAATTTTCCGTTGAGGTTGACGGGCTGGTGGGTGCCGACTTTTTCGCGAAAGACATCACGTATCACGATTATAGCGTGGAGTATGAGCCCACTAAAATTGGTGGCGGCACAATTCAGCAACCTGTAGGGCGGGAGCCGGGGCAAATAACGATGATGGTCCGCGATACCGTTGACGGAATTGTTATGGACTGGTTTAAGGAAGCCAAGAACAGGGTAGTTAACAAAGATGGCACAGGCAATCTGCCAGCGAACTATCTACTTAATATCCGGATATACCGGCTGCTCGCTGCGGGCATAACGAAGCTGGATAACGAGATGACTGTTTTCCCGGTGACTGTCGGCGATGTGACATTAGCGCGCGATCAGGTAACAGAATTCAAATCGTTTCCCATGACGTTTGCGCTCCATAGCACCTTCAATCAATCATCAGGGTCTTTGGCGTCACTGCTGGGATACAGTTTTTCACTTTAATAGGTGGCAAGGATGCTTTTACCAGATTTCCCATTACCATCGCGTCCATCAGAGGTTGTCCAGTTCCGACAACCAAATATTGCGGATGCGATGCGTTTTAACAAAATTTCTCCTTCAGAAGAAGAGCAGCAGACATCTGCATATCTTAGAGCTCTTCTGGTGACGCCAGAAAAGCACGATGTCAGCAAATGGACAGCACAGGATCGTCGAACCGCGTTGTGGTGGATATATACCGGTTCGCACGATACACCCGTCGAGACATTTGCTTATACATGCCGCCATTGTGGTCAGCAACACTATTACGATTGCAATATGAACGATCTGGCCGGTGATATTCAGGTTCTCGATGTTCCTCCGTATATCGACAATGTAGAGATCAGCGTGGAGGGCGTCCCGCATCAGTGGCGCATTGTTCCATTGGATGGCTGGGCTATGGAAATGCTGGAACTGCGCCGCGCTGCATTACCGCCGGAAGACGCCCCCGAATATGAGGATGAGCTTATCGATCTTCGTTTATGGGAGTTCGCTTATCAGTGCGAGATATACCATGACGTTGCCGGGACGCGGGATGAACAAGCGGAACGTCGCTTCGAAATAATTAAGCGTATGGCTATTGATACGGAATTCATGAAGCTGGCCGCTGAAATTCGTATGGCCCAGGAGACGTTAGATCATGGGCTGCCATGCCATATAGATAAAGGGCAGGCGCTCTTACACCTGCCAGCGCATAAATGCCCGAACGATGAAAACAAGGAGCCCACAAACGGTTTATCTACCCGTTTGTGGGTCCAGTTTCGGCCTACATACTTTATCCCACAGGTGGGCCTTGAGCGACTATCAGACATTAGTATCCAGCCTGGTTTTGTATGGGGGTATGCCGGTTCAGGACGCGGAAAAACTAACTGAACCGTTTGCGTTTTTCCTGATGGAAAAACTGAAAGAAAAACTCAAACCGAAGCGATAAATCATGGAAAGAAAAAACGCCGGGATTGGCGATGTAATTAAAGCGGTAGATGTGGCCAGCGCGAAGGAGCTACAAGAACTGGCCCGCATCCGTAAGTCGGTAGATAGCTTAAAAGGGCATTTCGTTGTTCAGGATGAGAAAACCCCCAGAACCGTAGCCGCAAGAGAAAAAAACGCTAAAGAGTCAGTTAGCGAAACCGTCTCTCCTGAAAAAGAAGCTGCCAATGAGATCGTGGCAGCAATGAAAAAACTTAATCTGGGTGGTGCGCCACGCGATGAATCTCCGGCTGCGGCGAGTAAACCAGATAACTCCGGGATAACAACTCCAGTAGGTGAGCGCCGGCAGCAGTCACAAAAAAATAACTTAACACCTGCACAGATGACTGATGCAGCGAACCAGGCCAGGAAGGTTTTTAGCCGGGCGGCTGGTGGCGGTGAGAACAAATCAAAGGCAGTCACTCGCGATGCGCGGGGGCGATTTAGCGGAAGCAAGGCCGCCAGCGACGAGGTTAAGGCCAAGCATATCGAGAAAGCGCGGCATTTTAATGAGGAAAAAGAGCAGGAGGAACGAGAGTCCTTTCTGAAAAAGCTCACTAAAGCGGCTGGCGAACTCGAAAACCCATCTGAAACCCGTGCTGTTGATGCCGTGGGCTACGCCGTGGGCGGCCCATTATGGGCCATTGGCAAAGAGCTGGGCGGTATTACTAAAGAGGTAGGTGGAACCGTCAACAATGCCAGAAAATCAATGGCAGAAGTTTTTAAAGGTGATGACGACGGAAAGCGCCGGGGTTTTTTTGGCAGACGTAAATCACAAAATAGTGCCGATGTGGTCCAGCTTAACACCCAGAAGCGAACTGTTCAGGAGTTAGAAGATCAGACCGATGCGATAAAAGAGGGCGATCAGAAAATTATTGATCGCCTGGATAAAATCGAAGGCAACACAGGTAAGAAGGGCGGGGGGATATTCTCAAAGCTTTTCAATATGTTTGGTAAAGGCGGGAAAGGAGTGGTGACATTACTTGGCGGCCTGTTGGGTGGGCGCCTGCTGGGTAAAATCATTGGCGGGAAATTAGGTGGTCGTGCGGTAGGTAAGGTCGGCGCTATGGCGCTGGGCGGGCTTGGGCTGAAGAAAATGGCCCGCTCTTTGTTTGGTGGTGGGGCCGGTTCCGGCGCTGCGCTTGCTGAAGGCGGTGGCGCGCTGGCTGCTAAAGGTGTCGGTCGTTTAGGATTAAAAGCGCTTGGCAAAGGTATGCTTCGTGCTATTCCTATCGTAGGAACTATTGCTGGTGGCATTTATGATGGTGTCACTGGATGGAACAGTGCCGATGCTCAGCGAAAAGCATTTGGCCTTTCTGATGGTGAAGATCCGACGACACAGCAAAAAACAGCGTATACGCTGGCAAATATTCTGGATATGGGCGGATTAATTTCCGGTCTTTCCGGAGCCATCGGCAGCGCTTTAAAATCAATGGGCTTCGACGCTATCGGTGATATGTTGCAGTCCTTTTCAACCGATAGTATCGCCCAGGCAATTGATGGCAGTCTGACAAGTGTCGGGAATTATATTTCAGGCCTCGGCGACACTATTACATCAACATTTGACAATTATACTGCGAAAGTAGGAGAAGCAGTTTCAGGATGGTTCGGCACTATTAAAACCGAACTCACTAATAAATTAGACTCAGTTGTTAAATTTTTTACGGTTGAGAACTTAAAAAAAGTATTTGAAGGTGCAATTAACAGCATCATTGACTTTATCAAACATCCTGTTGATCACATTACTAATGGTGCAAAACAGGCTTATAAAAAAGTCGAAGAAAAAGTAAGTGGGCTTTGGGATGCTGCCGGAGATGCAGTCGCAGATTTAAAAAACGGAACTATTAAGGCTTTTGAAAGCGCTGGTGAAGCTATTCAAGGGGGGCGCAAGGCTATCGTTCGCGGCACGGAAACCCTACTGACGAAAGCAGTTGATACAGCTAAAGCCGCACCACAAAAGGCCGGGGAAGCAATCAAGTCTGTTATTGATTCTGATGTAGTTGAAACGGCTAAATCTGGAGCTAGATATCTTGAAGATACTGTTGGTGAAGGGGCAGTCGCTGCTGCAAATACTGCGAGATTAGCAGGTGGTAATATTACTGGTTCTGATAGAAGCGATGTTCAGAAGGCCGCAGACACCTATAATGATGGGAAATTGAATGTCAAAGAGAGTAATCCAGATGCTTTAGGTGCAAAAAACCTGAAGAGAATGGAACCATTATTTAAATCACTTGAAAAACAGTACAATTTGCCTGAAGGTGCTTTGTATTCTATTGCGGCAACAGAATCAAAAGGACATGCTGATGCGGTATCCCCCACGGGGGCACGGGGAATGTTTCAATTTACGGGCATAGCTCGCGAAGAAGTTGGAATGTCTGACAGTGATGCCTGGGACCCAGAAAAGTCAGCGGTAGGCGCTGCAAAATTACTTAGCAAATATCTAAAACAAGCGAATGGCGACTGGAATGAAGCTGTTACTGCATATAATGCAGGTTTTGGCACGATTAATAAATGGAAGAAGGGAGAGAGAGAATTAACCAAAGAAAATAAAGAATATGCTATTAAAGTTAATACTCATCGCGCTCGTTATTTAGGTGGAGAGACCTACACTCCAGGGGCGGGGTCTAATGCATCCAATATCCCATCAACAAATGTTACGGCTGGTACACAAATTGATGAAGGGACCGGGTTAGCCTTTACGCCCGGAGAAAACCCATTCGAGAAAGGTGGTCTGATCGATAAAATCGGCGAGAAGCTTGGCGTTAATGATATGGCCGATAAGTTTCTTAGCGCCCCTGGAATGCGACATCAAGTAGTACAGGGCACTCTCGCCGAACGCGCTTATGGAAGGGGTACGACGACTACAATGGGGAATGTAGACCCTAAAAACATCCCTATGCCAGCATCTATCGCAGATATCCAACAACCAACCGCTCGTATTCCTATGGATGGACGCACTATCAGCGATCTTGGTGGTTCAGGTGCTAAACCGACAATGCAGTTAGCTGATAATACCGTCACATTGGATAGTGAAACAAAACGGATTTTCGCACGGATGACGGCGATTTTGGACAGGATCGAAGGGCATACGAAGGACGCGGCCAAGAATCAGGGAGCGACTATCAAGGTCAGCACTCCGCAACCTGGCGTTACGAAGACTGTTCCTTTATCAATCGACGATCCGCTGATGAATGAATACGCGAGGGTAGATTGATGGCGAATTACAACGAAATAGACCCGTTGCTGGCGCTGGAGTTGTCCGGCGTAAAGACTTATTCCTCCCAGGAAGAGGCTTGGGCAGCTCGACTGTACGAGTGGTTCAATACCTTGCAGGGAGAGGTATATGGCGATCCATCATGGGGAAACATTTTGCCGCAGTTCAAACATGAGCCCACAAACTTGTCACATATACAGGTCGCTATTGAGGCGCGTCTTCTGGCTAAGCTGGCCGTAGATCTGCCAGACGTGCCGGTAAGAGGTTTATCAGTAAAAGAAGGGGAGGATATGGACATGCTGAAAATTTCTATCCAGATCCATAGCACGGTAATCACACAGGAAGTGAGAATTTAAATGAGTAAATCAACTCCCACTAAGGCCAGCGTGCAAGCAGAGTTTGAGGCGTTGGTAGAAAACGACTCTTTCTGGTCCCGGTTCGTTGGTTCGCAGTTTGTATCGATGTTGGTGCTTTTTATCACGCAACTGGTCTATCGCTGCTACCAGTATGCAGATGCTGCGCTGGCGGAAGGTTTTATTTCAACTGCGACCCGGCGTTCATCAATTTTGGCCGCCGCCGAGACGAACGGTTATGTTGGTTCTAAACCGTCCCCTTCCACTGGCCCTGTGGAGATCTCTATAACGGGCACTGGCGCGCCGTTGAGCATTCCACAATACACCCCGTTTATTTCAGATGATCAATATCCATACCTGACAATGAGCGAGTGTAAATTTGGCGCAAATGGTAAAGCGCAGGTGGACGTAGCCCAGATGGAAATCCAGGAGGTAACGTACACCGTTACGGCAGCGAAGCCTTTTCTGGAGTTGGTACTGTCAAAAGCGCTGACGGCTGTTTGTTATAAGTTGGAGGTTTTTGTTAACACGGACGGCGCTACAACGCAGTGGCAGCAAAGCATAATGTTCCGGCTGGCAAACAGTACCAGTCAGGTCTACGTAGAGTTTTATAAGCCGTCCGAACAACTTGGCGTTCGTTTTGGGGATGGGCTTATAGGCAAAATCCCCCCGGAGGGATCTACAATCACGCTGCGTGTCTGGTGTACTAATGGTGATGTTACATTGGTTGCCGGGCAAACATTGACGCCAGTTGATGAGGCGGCTGATCTGGCTGGTTCAATTTCCGTAAAAACTTTGGCGCCGATTACTAATGGCACCAATGCTGAAACCACCGAGATCACCCGTAACCGTGCTCAATATTATCTCGCCTATGATAACCAGGTAGTATGGGGTGGGGATTACTCCTATTTCCTGATCCGCAATATTCCCGGAATGACCTGGGTTACTGCATGGGGGGAAGGGGAGCAAGAGAAACTCGATGGCGCTTATAACGTAAAAAACATCAACAATATTTTCATTTCAGGCTGGCACCCTAAAAAGACCCAGGATGAGCTAAAGCAAATGGTCCTGGCCGCTTTCGCTAAGGTTCCAAACGAGCTAAATAAAAAATTCACTTATACGCCGGTTCGCGAGCTGCCGTTCCGGATCGATTTAACCGGTACGATATCACCCAGCCAGACAACTGCAACGGTATTGAGTGAATTACGTAAGGAGCTGGAAACACGTTTCGGAAAGGATTCGGGCTATTTCGATCCGGAAAGTGTTGGTAAATACATTCTTATTAAAAAGAAAGATTTATGGGCGTTTATAGAACATCTTAAATTTTTCCATGACTTCAGCCTTGAGTTTGTCGATTGGCATGAGTCAAACGGCTTCTTCGATTTTGTCTATCTCGATGTGGAAAACTCCACTTTTGATATTGATTACGAGGACACGGGCGAATAATGGAAAAGTCATGGTTCAGTAAGCGGCTAACGTCGGCAAAGCAAAAATCTGTTTTGTATTCGTCGCTGGCCGAAATCGTCCAGGCGTTAGTCAGTTCGTCCGTAGAACCCTGGCTGCGCCGGATTACAAACCGGAAGTCGATTTTTTCGATGGGTGAGGATGATCTGGCCATACGGACAAATGAGCTGGGCCAGTTCTTTACTATTCGCACAGAGAACTCGTCATCCATTCCAATGCTGCTACAGCAACGTTTAGACGAGATCCACTTTAAAGGCACTGACCGGCCAATCAACCAGACGATTTACCGTGAGTTTGACGGTATTCAAGTTACGTGGGAGCCATTATATGCACCTGCTGACCTGGAAAAGTACCCTTACGGGACCGTTCTGATTACGCAAAACAGCTTGCAAAGCACAGGCGGTATTTACGGTGAGATGTTCCTGACGTCACGGGGCATGATAAGCGTCTCGATTAATGAATTGACAGAAAAAATGGCCGGGGATGATGTGGTTGAGTCCGGCGGCTTAGATCAGGCCGCGATCACCGAAGCTGTTCTCACTAAATTTAATCAGTTTGTGCGCCCACTGCTTCCTAAGCACATAGTTTTCGATGGCCTTTCGATATATCTGTCTGTAATTGTCTATGAACGCCCGGAGAACCTGATACTTTTCAGCGTTTCCGATACGGACAAAGCATTCTTCTGGCATGAAGCTGCTGACGAAATTATCTCTATCGACAACATTACAAAATTGCCTCCAGTTAACGTTACGCCGGGCCAGGTGAGAGACGTTACATCCATAACGTTTGATCGTGAGAAAGCCGATGGTGGCATTCTGGACGTCACCGAGAAGGGGTTATTCGACGACCGGATCGATGTATGGGCTATGCGGTTGGAGAACAGCGAAGAAATGACGCTGGGAGGTGTTACAAGTGGCGGCCTGATTATTCAAATGACGGAGAATAACGACACCTGGAAATGCTCGCTGTATGTAGAGCACATGTTTACGCCCGCCGGCGGACAGATTTCCCCTGATTGGGAAGAAAGAACGCTCCTTTTTGACGATACAGGCCTTGATAGAGAGTTGCTGGATATATCAAATACAAAGGATAGTTGACAACGGACTTTCCATAGAATCAGTCAGAAGACCTGCTGTCTGATTTTATGGAGCCCTAAATGACAACGACTGTCTCCGATAAGCTCTACAAGAGCCAACTACTTGATTATTACTACCAGCGGCGAGCTGAATCCTCTATCAATATTGGTGAACGCTTTCTCATTAGCAAAGCTGTATTCGGTACAAGCGCGCTGGTAACAAAAAACGATGGAGGTGATTACGACATTGCTGATTTACCGACTGTGTTCTCAATGTCTGATATGACCAGTCAATTCTGTACGATCCCCCTGGAACCGACCTATTCCGATGGCGTGATTACGATTCGCATGGATCTCGACCAGAAGCAGTTAACGGATGGAACCAGCTACCCGTTCAACACCCTGGCGATTCTGGATAACTTAAATAACCCGATCGCAATCATGTGTGTACAGGAAGATTCGTTATACGTAGGGAAGACGTATACGGCTGTTATGGGTATCAATACAACCATTGCATAAGGATTTGCAACGATGAGCGGAGATTCTGTTGTTATCTCTTCTGTAGCCTATCCCGACCCGCGTAAGCTGGCGCTGGTAGCGGATATGCAGTACCACGAACCGTACACATCTGCGGCTTTAAACCGTAAGCTGCGCGGCATACTTCGTGAAGGCTTTTATACCGGTTTCATACCACGCCCTGGTGGAGGGCTGAATTTACTGGTTACATCTGTTGATTCAGAACAAAAAACAGGTTCAGCGTCGATAAATATTGGTGATGATTACCAAATTACAGTTCGTCAGCAAAAAGACGTTATTTTAAAGCTATCGGCGGGAACAAAATTTGCCATTATCCTGAAGGCTGTATATACGCTTGGTTCAGACACCTATCAGGTTAACAGTAAGTCATCTATCAAGGCGACGGAAATATACGCAAAGACATTCACTGACAGTTATGAGTTAGGCGACGGTGAGTTGTTAATTTGTACGGTTAATATCCCTGCCGGCGCAAAAGAAATCACTATTGATATGATCGATAGCACAGCGAAAAAAGTTGCAGCTATTGGTATTGAACTCAGTAATGATTTTAATAGCGATGAAGAAAAAAAAGCTGCGACGCCGAAAGCCGTAAAAGACGGTATTGCCGATCATGAACAAAAAGCGGACCCACATTCGCAGTATGCGATGAAGGAAAGCCCTGTTCTGACTGGAATACCCGAAGCACCTACGGCTTCTGCTGGTTCAAACACCAATCAGATCGCCAATACCGCATTTGTACAAGCTGTTATCCTGGGGTTAATTGGTGGATCGCCAGAAACACTAAGCACACTGAAAAAAATAGCGGACGCAATCAATAACGATCCGAATTTCAGTACAACTATCAGTAATGAGCTGGCGTTGAAAGCTCCATTAGATAGCCCATTGCTCACAGGTGCGCCTTCGGCACCAACCGCTCCGGAAGATACCAACAATACACAAATTGCCACAACTGCCTTTGTCCGTCGGGCAATTTCCGCGTTAGTAGGATCTGCCCCAGAAACACTGGACACCATCAACGAGATCGCTACAGCGTTAGGCAATGACCCTAACTTTGCCACAACGATGTTAAACGCTCTTGGTGGAAAGCAGCCGCTGGACAATACGCTGACGAATTTAAGCGGAAAAGATGTCGCTGGCCTTCTCGCATACC